GATGAAGGTATCTTAACTCAAAATGAAGATGGTTCTTATATGACATCAATGGGTATCCAAGCAAAGTTAATGGATGCTCAACGTAAACAACGATTTGCCGAACAAGGTTTCCAAACAGATGCAATGAAACAGGCAAAAGATAATGCACTAGCACAAATTCAAGGACAGAGCTACGACCCATACTCAGGGAACTATGCGAATATGCAAATAGCTTCTGCCATGTCAGGTGCTGGAGATAGTGCTGACCCTGTTTACAAAGAAAAGAATTTTAATCGATTGGGTCAATATACTGGTCAGGCTGGTACAAACCCTTATGCTTCGGACAACTTTGATATGGAGAAAGCACAACAAGACTCTTACAAAGCCTATGCTGAAGCTGGATATAATCCTGATGGCACAAAAATTAGTGCAAAGGATGCTGGAGGAGGTCGTGGTGGTAATAGTAAAATTGTTTGCACCATGATGAATGAGTCTTACGGATTTGGTTCATTTAGAAATAAAATTTGGTTAAGACATTCTGCTAATCTTTCTCCTGAGTATCAATTAGGATATCATCAATTATTTTTACCTTTAGTTGCGTATGCAAAGAAAAAAGGATTTACCAATAAAATTGTTAAAAAAGTTTTAGAACATATAGCCGTTCATCGTACCATTGACATTCGTCAGGAGGAAAAAGGAAAAGTTCATGCTCTGGGGAGAGTTTATCGAACTGTATTAGAACCTTTGTGTTACATGGTAGGTAAATATGTCAGAGAAAGAAATTAAACGAGGACAACGTGCTAAACTCATTTTAGAAGATGAGTTATTTTTAGAGTCCGTCGAAGAAATTAGAAAAAGTTTGGATAACCAGTGGTTAAACACTGACCCCAAAAATTCAGAAGAACGTGAACGCATTTATTTTATGAGACGAATGTTAGAAGTTCTTTTGATACAGCTTAGCTCTGTAATGGAAACAGGCAAGTTGGCACAAACTAAATAATCCCAAAAAGGAGATAATATGGCAGAACAACCAGCAATGGACTCTGCAACTGAAAACGCTGAAATACAGACTTCAGTTGAAGAAAAGAAAAAAGTATACGCATCTGAAAGAGATGCAGTCGGTGACTTGAAAAATCTTTTAGGTTTAGGCGAACCTGAACCAGACTCCTCAAAGACTCAAGAAACCGAGAGTAAAGTTTCTGAAAATAATGAAATCAATTCTCAAGAGAATACTGATGAATTATCGGAGGATGCTGAGCTTGTAGACCTGATGGATGAGGACGAACCTTCCGAAAATACTCAGGAGTTAATCGACTTAGATGGCGAGAAACTAACCTTAGAAGAAATCAAAAAGGAACGACTTAGACAAAAGGATTATACTCAAAAGACACAAAAACTTGCTGAAGAACGAAAAGAAATCGAGTCTTTAAAAAGTCAACTGTCTAAAGAGAACGAGGAGGCAAAAGCTAGGAGAGATGAATACGAAAGAAACTTACAAATTCTCACCCAGCAATTACAGCAAAACCAAGAAACTGTAGATTGGGATGCTCTTTATCAAAACGACCCAGCAGAATTTGTTAAAAAGAAAGCTGAGTTCGACCAAAGAAAAGAATTAGAGCAAAGAGCCTATCAAGAACAACAAAGAATACTCGCTGAAAAACAAAAAGAACAAGAAAATATTTATAATAATTATCTTGAACAAGAGCGTGTCAAACTTGTTGAGAAGCTACCTATCTATGGTGACAAAGAAAAGGGAGAGTCCTTTAGAAAAAATCTCGTTAATTTTGCAAAAGAAATCGGCTATACCGATAGTGAAGTTGCAACCTTAGTCGACCACCGAGCTGTTTTAGTTCTGGCAGACGCCTATCGTTACAACAAATTAAGACAAGCAAATTTAAACAAGAAAAAAGTTACTAAAGCTCCTAAAATGATGTCTAGTTCTGCTGTCGTTGATGAGTCTGATACTGCAAGTGCCAAAAAACGTGTTCGTTCCAAAATAGCAAATCTCAAAAAGACTGGAAAAGTACAAGATGCTGTTTCTATCTTTAAAGAGATGTACTCACAATAACAAATAAGTAAAAAGGAGAAATATAACTATGGCACAGCCAACTAATACCTTCGATACTTATGATGGTGTGAACTCTATTCGTGAGGATTTTGCCGATGTCATCTACAACATCAGCCCTACGGACACCCCATTTTTAAGTAATGCTGGTCAAAGCACTGCCAACGCAACTCTGCATGAGTGGCAGACAGATAGCTTAGAGTCAGCAACAGCAAACGCACAAAAAGAAGGCGACGATTATGATGGAGATGCACGTTCTGCAACTACCAGATTAACTAACTATACCCAAATCTCTGCAAAAGCAGTTACCGTTTCTGGTACTGAGCAATCAGTCAACCAAGCTGGTAAAGGCGATGAGTTAGCTTATCAATTAGCAAAAATTGGTAAGGAACTAAAAAGAGATATTGAGTTCAGCATGGTAGGTCAAGAACAAGCAAAAACTGCTGGTTCTGCATCTGTAGCAAGAACCTCAGCATCTGTTGGAACTTGGTACGGAGCAACTGCTATTGGCAACTACTCTGTAAACGGAACTCCATCTGCTGAACCAGATGGTGATGGTACACAAGCTATCGCTGGTGGAACAGGTCGTTCCTTTACCGAAGCTCTTTTAAAAGCTGGTCTTTTAAAATCTTATGAGCTAGGTGGTAACCCAGACGTAGTATTAATGTCACCAGCTAACAAACAGACAGCCTCAGGCTTTTCTGGTGTAGCGACTCAGTACAAAGACTCATCTGACATGACCGTTATTGGTGCTGTTGATGTATATGTATCTGACTTCGGTGAGGTTACTTTTGTTCCTGATAGATTTACTATCTCATCAAGAATTGACATCTTACAAATGGATATGTGGGATGTTGCATACCTCAGACCGTTCCAGACTACTGAACTCAGCAAGACTGGCGACTCAGAGAAAAGACTACTATTAGCAGAATGGACACTTGTTGCAAAGTCTCCAAATGCTAACTACGGTATTTTCAACATTTCCTAATCATTAATTATGAGGGGGGATTTATTCCCCTCTCTATCTTTCACATTTTATAAAGGAGCATTATGGCAGTATTTAAACAAGGCAAAAAAGCCTACACCATACCTTCTACTAAAAAAATTGCTGACCAAGTTCGTATGAAAAATACAGACACCTCCAGCAAAGGTAAAGGTAAGGTACAATCTCAGCACGTAGCTGATGGAAACAGAGAATTTAAAAGGGGATATAAACGCATCGCTAATCAAGGATTATCTGTTCAAGATAGTATTGATAAGATGATTGCTAAAGCAATAAGCTAACATGACCAAGAAAATTTGGTTAGACGAAAACACCAGTGTACCTGTTAGAACAAAGTTACACTTAGACTCTAGCGATAAAAAAATACATATCGAAAACACCCAAGATGTTTCACCGATAGTAGAAGAAAACAGAAAACTAGCTAACGACAACCTTTATAAAGTCAAAGGTTTTGAAGATGCAAAGATGTATAAAGTAGCATCTATTCCAATGATTGTAGTTCAACAACTAGCAAAAAAAGGAATTATGACGGCTGGTGGACGTATCTTAGATAGAGTTGCTTTTCGTAAATGGCTAAACGACCCTGATAATAAACATTTTAAAATTTATAAAGGCACAGTTTAATGGCACTGAACACGTATTCTAACTTAAAAACTTCTATTGCTAATTATTTAAACAGAAGTGATTTAACATCTTATATCCCTGATTTTATCCGATTAGCAGAAGTACGTATGAATAAAGAGCTTCGAGTACGTGAACAAGAAGCAACCGATACATCAATCACTACTGTTGCTGGAACACAAAGTTATTCTTTGCCAACTGATTTTATAGAAGCAAAGTACGTTTTATATCAGAGTGACCCTTATACAACTTTACAGTACAAATCTCTTTTTGATTTTCAAAAAGATTACAATGCTAGTATTACCAGTGGTACACCTAGTTTTTATACCATCTTAGGTACAAACATTTTACTAGGAGTAAGACCAGACTCAGCAAAAACTTTAGAGTTAGGTTATTACCAAAAGTTATCTGCTTTATCTGACAGTAATACAACTAATGATATTTTAACTAACTACCCTGATTTATATTTATACGCTAGTCTTTCAGAGTCTGCTCCTTTCATTATGCAAGATGAGCGATTAAATACATGGGGTACTCTATACAAAGAGGCATTAAAGATAGCGAATGAGAGTGCTGAAAAAGGAAGAAATTCCTCTCAGGCACTAACGATGTCTACAGACTCGGTGGCATAGATGATTGAGTTTGGTGATTTACAAGCCGACTTACCAGCTTTTAACAATACTGGTGCATTAAAGGTCGATAATGTTATCCCTTTAGCAAAAGGTTATAAAACATTATCCCAGTTTGTTGAATTAAGCTCAACAGGATTAAACACTGCTCCTGTTGGTTTATTTACTTCTTTTAGTGCTGGTGGTTCAACTAACTATGCTGGTGATACGACAAAATTATATCAAATGGACTCTAACCAAGAGTTTCAAGATAAAAGTAAATCTGGTGGATATAGCAATTCTACTACCGAAGGTTCAAGAGACTTTTGGACGTTTACACAGTTTGGTTCCAATATTATTGCATCGAACTATGCTGATAACATTCAGAAGTTTGAAGAAGGCGTTGATACAGCTTTTAGTGATTTAGTTTCTTTAAAAGCAAAATACTTAGCTGTTGTCAGAGACTTTGTTGTAGCTGGATATACAGAAGAAAGTTCTACAACTTATAATCAACGAGTTAAGTGGTCAGCATTAAACGACTCTACAGATTGGACACCTAGTCAGGACACACAATCAGGTTACCAAGATATTGTTGGTTCGCATGGTTCTGTCGTCGGTATTATTGGTGGTGAAGCATCAGCCACTATC